GGCAGACATCACCAGATATTTGCTGAGAAGCTAGAAAGAGTCGCAAAAGGGGAACTAAAAAGACTCATTGTCAATATGCCACCTAGACATACTAAGTCTGAATTCGCATCTACATTCTTTCCTTCATGGATCTTGGGCCGTAATCCAAAGTTGAAGGTCATGCAAATAACACACACCGCTGAATTAGCCTTCCGTTTCGGTAGAAAAGTCAGAGATTTAATCGACTCACCTGCTTATCAAGAGGTATTTCCAGGCGTACAACTAAAGGCGGATAGTAAATCGGCGGGAAGGTGGGAAACCAATGGCGGTGGCGAAGCGTTCTATTCAGGTATTGGTGGTGCGGTAACAGGACGTGGTGCGGATCTACTTGTGTTGGATGATATTCACTCAGAGCAAGATGCCCTCTCGCCCACGGCCCTAGACAACGCTTGGGACTATTATTCATCTGGACCACGACAAAGGTTACAACCGGGCGGTGCTATTGTTATTGTGATGACAAGGTGGTCAGTCAAAGATTTAACTGGCAGACTCCTTAGCAGACAAGTAGAAGACCACGCCGACCAATGGGAAGTTGTGGAATTCCCAGCTATATTTCCCGATAGTCAAAAACCTTTATGGCCTGAATATTGGAAGATAGAAGAATTGGAAGGGGTAAAAGCCTCTATACCTGTAAGTAAGTGGGAAGCACAATGGATGCAAAATCCTACTTCTGAAGAAGGTGCTATTTTAAAAAGGGAGTGGTGGAAGATTTGGGACAGTGATGAAGTTCCACAAATGCAATACATTATTCAGTCGTACGATACAGCTTACACGAAAAAAGAAACAGCAGACTATTCTGCTATAACGACGTGGTGCGTATTCTACCCAGACGAGGGGTCCCAGAGACCAGCTCTATTGTTACTCGACGTAAAGAAAGGTCGGTGGGATTTTCCAGAGTTGAAAAGGCAAGCGTACGATCAATATCAATACTGGGATCCAGATACCGTAATCGTAGAAGCTAAGGCGAGTGGGCTACCGCTAACCGACGAACTGCGACATTCTGGAATTCCAGTGGTGAATTACTCACCCGGCAAAGGACAAGATAAAATTGCGAGGGTAAATGCAGTTGCACCGATGTTGGAATCAGGTATGGTGTATGTTCCTGAAACACGCTGGGCGGAAGAATTGGTAGAAGAATGTGCAGCTTTCCCTTTCGGAGATCACGATGATTTGGTAGACTCTACTACGCAAGCGTTAATGCGTTATCGACAGGGAGGATTTATTGGTTTAGAATCAGACGATGATCTACAGGATAGTTATCCGCGCAGACTAAAAGAATATTACTAGGAGTTAAAAATGGCAGATAAAGGTGAAAAGATAAAGGACCAAGGATTTGTTCCTTATGCAAAACAAAAGACAATGGCAACTTCCAAAGGACCACAGCCTGGAGCAGGTAAAGGCAAGAGCCGTGGTAGAGGAGCTGCTGAAAGAGGCATTAAGTTTACTGGCGTTTACTAGGAGGTCTTCATGGGACTTGCAAGTCTTTTAAAAAAACTTATGGAAAGTGGTAGTGGCATTGGCAATGCACTAGCTAGAAGATATATGCCTGCTCAATTTCATAGAACAAAAACCGATGAAGGTGTGGAGTTTATGAAAAGCCAAGCAGACGTAATGGGTCAGTATGCTGGGCGATCTATGGAGGAACTAAATTCAGTGCTTCAAAATAAAGTAGCCAAAGGTCAAAAATTAATTGACGACATTCAAAACGCTGATCCTAGATTTCCAATAAACCAAAAAGTTGCTAGGCAAAAATTTACAGAAATAAACCAAGAAATTGAGGAACTAGAAAGACTGTCAAAATATTTAAAAGGTCAAGCAGAGTTGGTAGAAAATTTCGCTGACGCAACTAAAATAATGGATCAAGCTAATCGCTTTGACAAAACCGCAGCTTTATTAAAAAGCACTATGTTGACTTTGCCTGTGTTTGCGGGGGGCATGTATCATGGAGCGTCTTCAGAAGATGCTAACCCTGATTTTTATAATCCAGAAAAACCTCTGTTTCCGATAAAAGACCTTCTGCCTCCCGAAGAACCAAAAGAACCAAATGAAGCGGTAGATAAAATGATGGAGAAAAATTTTGGGGGAAAAACTGCAAATGTATTAATGGATTTTTTATCTCCAATTCCAAGATACGTAAACAAAGATAATGGCAGAAAATAGTAAACCAACCAATATAGAAAGAATATCAGATCTTATAGATCTGGAAGTCGAAGACGGCACAGAGGTTCAGATCGAAGAACCTATGGCTCCGGGCGGAGCAGGTGATATAGCAATTGAATTAACAGATGACGGAGCAGAAATAAACTACTCTCCTGATGTTGACGTAATTGACACTACACCATTCGATGCAAATTTAGCGGAGTACATTGACGAAGGCGAGCTAGGACGGATTGCTTTTCAACTGATAAGTGATTTTGAAGAAGACAAAGGTTCTAGGTCCGAGTGGGAAGAAGCTTATATTAAGGGACTAGACTTACTTGGTTTCAAGTATGAGGACAGGGATCGTCCTTTTCCCGGTTCTTCTGGCGTAACCCACCCTATGCTCGCCGAATCCGTGACCCAGTTCCAAGCTCAGGCATTTAAGGAACTACTTCCTAGTAAGGGACCAGTCAAAACAAGGGTAATGGGGAACGAAACACCTGAAACTGAGGATCAAGCTAGAAGGGTAGAAGAATTCATGAATTACCAAATAACTACGGTAATGGACGAATATACCCCTGAAATGGACCAATTATTGTTCTATTTACCGTTAGCAGGTACAGCGTTTAAGAAAGTTTATTACGATGCGAGCAAACAAAGAGCAGTTAGCACTTTTGTTCCCGTAGAAGATCTAGTAGTTCCGTACACTGCTAGTGATTTAGAAACGTGTGAAAGAATTACACACGTAGTTAAAATGTCTTACAACGAAATACGCACGCAACAATTAGCGGGCTTCTATAGAGATATACCATTACAACCATCAGAAACAAATGTCAGCAATGACGCAACCGACAAGGAAGATGAGCTAGAAGGGATTAGCCCAACAAACAATGACATGATGTATGAACTGTTGGAATGTCACGTTTCAATGGACATACCTGGATTTGAAGATCCAGAGGGCTATCACCTACCTTACATTATTACTATAGACAGAGCCTCTAATGAAGTTTTATCTATCAGAAGAAATTACAACCCTGAAGATCCGATGAAGGGTAAGACACAATACTTTGTTCACTACAAGTTTCTCCCTGGCCTCGGCTTCTATGGCTTCGGTTTGATCCACATGATCGGCGGGCTGTCTCGAACCGCCACTGGAGCACTGAGACAATTAATAGATGCTGGTACCCTTGCAAATCTCCCTGCTGGGTTTAAGGCCAGGGGTCTACGAATCAGAGATGATGAGACTCCACTAGAGCCGGGTGAATTTAGAGATGTGGACGCACCAGGCGGAGCGCTAAGAGATTCATTAGTACCGTTGCCATATAAAGAACCGTCGGCGACATTAATGCAGCTATTAGGATTTTGCGTAGAGGCAGGACAAAGATTTGCATCCATTACTAATCTACAAGTGGGTGAAGGCAATCAAGAAATGCCTGTAGGAACAACTATGGCATTACTTGAGCAAGGCACAAGAGTTATGTCTGCCGTTCACAAAAGATTGCACTACGCACAAAAAACAGAATTCAAAATATTAGCTAGACTCTTTGCGGAGTACCTACCCCCCGTCTATCCATACCAAGTAATTGGAGGAGACCAAGCTATTAAACAAACTGACTTTGATAACAGAGTGGATGTTATCCCTGTCAGTGATCCTAACTTCTTCTCTATGAGTCAGAGAATTACGTTGGCGCAACAAGAATTACAATTGGTACAAAGTAATCCTGAGATTCACAACATTAAAGAATCCTACAGAAGAATGTATCAAGCACTAGGAACAGAAAATATTGAAGCACTATTCGCCCCGGATCCTCCACCTCCCGCCCCAATGGATCCAGCAAGTGAGAAT